TGGCTGCTGACTGACCGGCGTAGGGGCGCCCCACGCGGTGTGGGGCGCCCCGCCTGTCTGAGAGGAGGGGATCATGAGGATCACCTGTGAGCGTCACCCGAATCTGCTCATCACTCACCCGCGGGTTGAGTTCGTGGACGGGGTGGCTGACGTCGACGAGGAGACCGTCAAGGCCCTGTCTCCACTCCTGGATGCGTTCGGGATTGACGCCGCCGACATCGGTGGCGAGCACGCCGAGACCAAGGAGTCCCCGAAGCGGGGCAAGAATGGCTGACGTCTTCGCCACAGTGGAGGACCTGGAGGCGCGGTGGCGTGGCCTGAGTGAGCAGGAGCGGAAGCGGGCCACGGTCCTCCTGGAGGATGCGACGGACCTCATCAAGGCGTCCGCCCCGCGCTGGCAGCACGCCACTGCGGGGACGCTGAAGCGCATCGCCTGCGCGGTCGTGAAGCGGGCGCTCCAGGCCGAGCAGGGGGCGGCTGATGGGCTCCCCGAGCCTAGGGGCCTCCTGGCGTCGGAGATGCACACGACGGGGCCGTTCACTGACCAGTACGCCTACAGCAACCCGGAGGGCGATCTGTTCCTGCGGGCGGCTGAACTGAAGCAACTGGGGGGCCGCCGTAGCGCGGCGTTCGAGGTGGACCTGCTGGCTCCGGCGGTGGCCCCGTGATCGCCGTCGGGCTGGTCGCCGTGACGAGGCTCAGGGCGGGCGACGGTGGGCGCGACCAGTACGGTGAGGCTGTCCCCGGACCGGTTGTGGAGACGTCCCTGCCGCCCGCCCTGCTCAACCCTGGCGGCACGTCGGAGCCGGTCACTGCGGGGTCTCTGCCGGTCGTCAGCCAGCCCATCCTGTACTGGCGTGGGAAGCACCCAGATATCCGCTCCAGCGACCTCCTGCGCGTCGCTGGCGTGACGTACCGCGTCGAGGGTGCCCCGGCGCGCTGGCCCAAGGGGACCGTGGTCACGCTCCACGCCGCCACCGACCCACGCCAGACGGGGGGTGCCTGATGGGCGTCGTGCGATTCAAGCTCGACCGCAAGGGCATCCAGGCGCTCGTGTCCTCCGATGAGGCCCAGAGCGTCGTCAATGAGGCCGCCGAGGAACTGCGTGCCCGCGCCGGGGACGGCTTCAAGGTGCACTCCTCCAACAAGGGGAAGCGCGCCCGCGCCTACGTCCACGCCGGCACGCGGGAGGCGGGCCTGGAGCAGATCAAGCACCACACCCTGGAGAGGGTGCTGGGCAGCATCGGGGGAGGGGGTGGCTGATGGCAGGCGCATCCCGGGACACGAAGGCCCTGGTCATGGCGGCCCTGAAGGCGGCCCTGCCTGACGTGCAGGTCGTCTCCAGCGTCCCCTACGCGAACGGGGACCCTCCGGACCCGCTGGTCCTGGTGATCGCTACGGGCGGGCAGGGCCAGCACCACCGGGTGCTCTCCACCGGTCAGGTCACCATCGATTCCTTCGCTCCCACTACGGGCCAGGCAATGCGCCTGGCCCTTCGTGTTGATGCAGCGATCAACGCCCTCGTGGCCGGTCACGACTGGCCGGTCACGAAGGTCACGGGGAACGCCCCAGCAGAGTCGCCCGACCCGACTATCACGGCCGCCCGATCGACGGCCACCTACCAGATCACCACACGGAACCAACCGTAAGGAGAAACCAATGGCAGTGAATGCCGACAACGTCTTGGGCTTCGGGTCGGACGACGACAGTCTCTACCTGGGCGCCTACGACCCCGCCCTCGCCACCAAGATCCAGGGCCTCACCACCGCCGTACCCACCAGCCTCAAGGACTGCGGGTGGCTCAGCGATGACGGTATCAAGCTGACGATGGACGACTCTGTCACCAAGATCAAGGGCCACCAGGGCCACGGTGTCGTCCGCACCTTCATGGACTCCTCGGAGACCGGCCTGGAGGCCGCCCTCCTGGAGAGCCAGTTGGACATCGTGACCCGCTTCCTGAACGCGACCGCGGAGAAAATTCAGGAGCAGATCGGTGCCGGACCGCAGAAGACGGACGTCGCGAAACTGACGGCGAAGGCGCAGCGCACGGTGACCGTGCTCAGCGGCGTCCTCGACGTCTTCGATACCGCCTCCACCGGGGACGCCCGCACCCGCATGCGGATCGTCTTCCCTCGCCTGGAACTGGGTGAGCGCGGCGAGGTTGCCTTCAAGGTCGGCGAACTGACGGCCTGGTCCTACAAGCTCTCGGTGCTGGGTGACTACGTGATCTACAGCAACGCGAAGTCGCTGATCCCGGCCTGATAGGCCCTCATTCTCCCTGCCCCGGCGCGGATGGTCGGTCCCTGCGCCGGGGTGGGGTCACCACTATCTGGGACCGCCAACCACCGAAAGGGACCGACAGATGACTAGCAAGAAGACCAGCGAGACCGGGAAGCGCGCCGCCGAGATCGGGGCCGCGACCCCGAAGGACTTCCAGGAGGCCGAGGCCAAGGGGGGCGGCGTCGTCGAGGTGACCGTTGACGGCCTGACCATCGCCGTCGACCCAACCGCTTTCCAGTCCGACTGGGAGGTGATCGAGGCGCTGGCCGCCATGGAGGATGGTAGCGCCTCCCCGGCCGCGATGATGCGCGTGACGCGCGCTGTCCTGGGTGACGCCTACGACGAGGTGAAGGCCCACGTCCGCCGGGACGGGAAGGTCAGCGCGGACGCCATGGGCGCCTTCCTCCAGCAGGTGTTCGAGGTCCTGAACGCGGGAAACTGATGGCCCTCCCCGCGCTCCTGCGGGAGCATGGGGAGGAGATCGAGGCCGACCTGCTCAGGGTCTATGGCGTCGACCTGCTGGACCTGTGGAGGGGGCGGCTGACGCCTCGCCGGCTGATGATCCTCATCCGGGGACTCCCGCCCGGCTCGGCCCTGGGTAGGGCCATGGGCGGGGACGTCGCCCTCTCAGATGAGGTGACCGCCACGCGCATGGCCGCCTGGCAGATCTGCTGCTACATCGCCTCCGCCGTCGGAGCCAAGCGGTCCGACCTGCCGAAGCCGCCCGAGCCGCCCGAACCGGGCTGGCAGCAGAAGGCGCGGGAGGCGCAGGAGCGGCAGGACGCCAAGGGGCTCCGATGGCTCGCCAGGCACCCAGAACTGGCCGCCCAGGCCAGCGCATAACCAACACGAGGGAGGCCCCACAGCACGCCGTTGTGGGGCCTCCCAGCATATAGAGGAGGGGCCAGGATGGCTGGCAGCAAGCCCACGGGACACACCATCGGCACAGCCTGGATCCAGGTGGCCCTCTCCACCAAGGCGATCTCCCAGCAGCTCAAGGAGGCCCTGGGGGACGTTGACACTCGGCCGGCCGAGCGCAGCATCGTCTCCGGCCTGGGTGGGGCTTTCCAGAAGGTCGGGAAGATTGCGGCCGGGGCGCTCGCCGTCACCGGCGCTGTCGGCCTGGCAGCCAGTTTCTCGGATATCGCGAAGCAGGCTATTGATGCCTCCGACGCCACCAACAAGTTCAAGAACACCTTGGGCTTTGCGGGCAAGTCCGCGGCCGATATTGATCGGCTCACGAAGTCCACGAAGGACTACGCTGACAAGACCGTCTACGGCCTGAGCGACATCCAGTCGATCACCGCCCAACTCGCGTCGAACAACGTCGAGGGGTATGACAAACTCGCTGAGGCTGCCGGCAACCTGAACGCCGTCGCCGGTGGAAACGCCGAGACATTCAAAAGCGTCGGCATGGTGCTCACCCAGACCGCCGGCCAGGGGAAACTCACCACCGAGAACTTCAACCAGCTCGCCGACGCCGTCCCCGGCGCGTCCGGGAAACTCCAACAGGCCCTCCTCGAGGCGGGCGCTTACACGGGCAATTTCCGTGAGGCGATGGAGAAAGGCGAGATCACCGCCGAGGAATTCAATGCCGCGGTGATGGACCTCGGCATGACCGACGTCGCCAAGGAAGCGGCGACGTCGACGGCGACGATTGAGGGCGCCTGGGGTAACCTCGAGGCGGCCCTGGTGTCTGGGGCGATGGGTATCGTCGACCAGATCAAGCCGGCGCTGACTGGCTTCATGGGGAATGTCGCAACCGGGGCGGAGAAGGCGTTCGGGTGGATTAACGACAAACTGGTGCCTGGAATCCAGGGCGTCTGGGACATTCTCTCCAGGGGGCAGTTCGACGGCTCCGGCAAGGTATTCGGCCTCGAAGAGGACTCCGGCATCGTCGACTTCCTCTTCAAGATCGGGGAGTCCGCCCGGGCGGCCGGCGACTGGATCACCGGCACACTTATCCCTGGAATCCAGGGCGTCGCCAGCATTCTTTTCCAGGGCGACTATCAGGGGCCCGCATCGCTCTTCGGACTCGAGGAGGACAGCGGGCTGGTAGACTTCCTCTTCGGCGTCCGGGATGCTGCTATCGAGGCCGGCACCTGGATCAACGACACGCTCATCCCGTCGGTGCAGGGCATCGCGGAGCTCATCTTCACCGGCGACGCGGACAAGCCGATCTTCGGCCTCAAGCCCGATTCGGCCATCGTGAGTTTCCTCGAGGGGCTGCGCGACGCCGTCGGGTGGGTTGTAGACGCTGGCCTGAAGATGAGCGCCTGGATCATCGACAACAAGGGCCTCCTGGGTGGCCTTGCGGTCACGATTGGCACTGCCGTCATTGCATTCAAGGGGATGCAGGCGGCGATGGCGATTTCCGCCCTGGGTGGTTCTGTCAGTGCGATTCTGTCGTTCGTCACTGGGATGGAGTCATTCAAGCGGGCGACGGACCTGGCGAAGGCCGCTCAGGCCGCTTTCAACGTGGTGATGAACGCAAACCCCGTCATTCTCGTGGTGACCGCTATTGCCGCTCTCGTGGCTGGCCTGACCTGGTTTTTCACGCAGACAGAGACCGGCAAGAAGGCGTGGGCGGCGATCACCGAGGAGTTCCAGAAGTTTCTGGACTGGATCGCCCCATACTGGGATGCGACGCTGAATGCCTTGAGCGCCGCCTGGAGCGTCGTGTGGGAGGCTGTGAGCGGGTTCTTCACCTCCTATGTGGTGCCCGTGATTACGGGCGCTGTAGGCGTCCTGGGGAGTATCTGGAGCGGGCTCGTCTCCATCGTCACTGGCGTGTGGTCGGGCATCCAGTCCGCGGTGCAGACGGTGGCCGACTGGTTCACCGCCTATGTCGTCCCTGTTTTCGAGGCCGTGTGGACGGGAATCAAGATCGGCGTCTGGGCGATGGCGCTTCCGTTCATTGTGGTCTGGACGTTAATTCAGACTGCGGTGCAGATTGTCGTGGATTGGTTCATGGCCTATGTGGCGCCCGGGCTCGCGACCGTCTGGTCGTGGATTGTGGCTGGCGCTCAGGTCCTCTGGGTTGGTATCCAGACGGTCTGGGGATGGATTCAGGCGGCTGTCGCTGTCACGGTCGATTGGTTCAGCACCTATGTGGCACCGGCGTTGGCGGCAGTCTGGGTTGGTATTCAGACCGGGGCTCAATACCTGTGGGCTGGGATTGTCGCTATCTGGAATGGCATTCAGTTAGCTGTGCAGATGTCCGCGGATTTCTTCACGACCTATATTCTGCCGACTATTTCTGCCGTATGGACCGGCATTCAGGTTGGGGCGCAATTCCTGTGGAACGGGATTGTGACGATTTGGAATGGCATCCAGCTGGCCGTCCAAACCGTGGTCGGCTGGTTCCAGACCTATGTGCAGCCCGTCATTTCGGCCGTCTGGGATGGGATCAAGGCTGGAGCCAACCTCCTGTGGACCGGAATGGTGACCATCTGGGATGGCATCAAGAGCACCGTGAATACGGTCGCAATGTGGTTCCAGAATACGCTCAAGCCTATTTTCGACACGGTTACGGATAACATCAAAACCGCGTTCGACAATATGAAGAGCGGCATTCAAACCATTTGGGATGGCGTGAAATCTGTCGCCGCAAAGCCCATTAATTTCATCATCAATACGGTGTACCGGGATGGAATTAAGAAAACGGCCGACAGTATCGCCGACAAGCTGGGACTCTCCCTGAGGCTCCCGGACGTCTCCGCAATCCCAGGATATGCCACCGGTGGCGTCCTCCCCGGATATAGTCCAGGGCGGGATATCTACCACTTCTACAGCCCGGACGGCGGCGGCGCGCACCCACTCGGGCCGCATGATTGCCCTGTCTCTTATACACATACGACGCTGCCGACGATAAGCAGT